TCCAGGCAATGTGCAGTTTGGATCTTTATTGCTCAGTAACACCACATCGTCAATCAGCAACGTGACCGGTGCATTAAAGGTATCAGGTGGAGCCAGTGTTGCTGGTAACCTGTATGTAGCAGGCAATGTTGTTTCCACTTTTGCCAACATTGGTAACCTTGCAATTACTGGATACCATATTGGCAACATGAACTTTGCCGGTGCAGATACCATTTATATCAACGGCAGTCCGGTACAAACTGCTGCACAAGCATTTGATGGTGGCACCATTGGGTTGGCCACTATCTTTAACGATACTACACAATCTACATCTGCAGTGACTGGTGCTGTAACGGTCAAAGGCGGCATTGGTGTTGCAGGTAACGTCTGGGCTGGTAATCTTCAGGCCAACATTGGTGGCAATGTACGTGCCAACGTGCAGGGTAATATTTTTACTGCTGCACAACCATACATCACCAGCCTGGGCACATTAACTGGGCTTTCAGTCCAAGGACAAATTAATTCCAGAAACATTGTACCAGAAACAAATCTGACCTACACAATTGGTTCTAGTACTAGCACTCGTTATAGTAAGATTTGGGCATTCGACACAGACTTTAGCGGTGCAATGACCTTGGCTGGTGTATTAACAACCACTGCAAACATTGCTATTAATACCGGCACTGCTGCTGCTGTGACGACCACTACCGCAGTTGGTGAATTATTCAATACAACCGCAACCACTGTCAGGATTGGTGGCGACGCTGTAACGCAATTTGGAAATAATACCAAGGCCACTAGCACCACAACTGGTGCAGTACAAGTGACTGGTGGTATCAGTGTTGCTACTGGTAATTTGTACATTGGCGGTAGTGCTGGCAAGTCCATTGATGCGACAGGTGCGGTAAAAATAACTAACTCATCGGCAGTATCAAGCAGTTCACCTGATTTGTCATTGTATAACAGCACTGGATTTTTTAGTTTTGTTGCAAATGCTTCTGCCGGTGCATACAATCCGTCTACAAGAATTGGTGATTCGTTAATTTATTTTTCAGGCAACGGTGGTAGCAACAATGCAAACTTAACTATTACGCCGTGGGCTGATTATGCAGCTGGACTTAGGATAGTATCAAACGGTGCAGTGATTGTGAGCAATACTGCTTCTGCAACATCAGATTCTACTGGTGCATTGATTATCAAAGGTGGCGCTGGCATAACCGGAAATGTTTACACAGCAGGATGGATTATACCCAGCGCTAACACTACCCAGGACTTAGGATCTACTACCAACTGGTGGGGTACGCTGTACGGCGTGTCAACTCAGGCACAATATGCTGACTTGGCAGAAAACTATGTAGCAGATGATAACTACGAAATTGGTACTGTGGTGGTATTTGGCGGTGATGCCGAAATTACAGTCACAAATGAATTTGCCGATCATCGTGTGGCTGGTGTAATCAGTGCCAATCCAGCATATCTTATGAATGCTGCTGTGAGTGGATTGCCAGTGGCCTTGAGAGGCCGAGTATTAGTTAGAGTTTCCGGACCAGTGGCCAAAGGTGATTTGCTGGTGACCTCAACCACTCCAGGCTATGCCAGAAGTGTTGGCTCAGACACTGGATTTGGTGTTAGAATTTTTGCCAAGAGTCTTGAAGTAAACACCAACAACGGCACAAACATAATTGAGGCAGTGATCCTATAATGAGCGTGGTATCTTGGTCAACTAAGTCCGGAACAGTGGGAGTGATCCCGGAGTTACAATATTACTCTTACCAGCTTGTGGCTGTTGACAGTGCCGAGCAAGAACTATTCTACAGTTTCTTGAGTGGTCAATTGCCTGGCGGCATGTATCTGACCAGGGACGGAAGGCTGCAAGGTACTCCGTCAATCACAGATCAATATCAAAAAAATGAAATATCTGCCTTTGTGGTACGAGCCACCAATCCCGACGGAGTAGTGGCAGACAGATCTTTTGCTGTCACTGTCAGCAATGTAACTGGTCCACAGATATTATTAGATAACACCCTAGTAGGTGCATGGTTTGACGGTACTTATCTAGATTACCAATTTGAAGCGGCCAACGAAAGCTCTACAGGCACAATAGAATGGAAAATCGTAGACGGGCAATTACCGCCGGGTACCAGCTTGTCCACAGCAGGTAGACTGTCTGGATTTGTTGACATTATTGCTGCCAATCCTGATCTACTGGGTTTTGATGCTGTTCCAGTTGATTACGAGATCTACGATCCATTGATTAAAAGTCGTGACAGGTACTACAATTTTACATTGCAGGTCAGCGATGGTATTAAATTTGACACACTGAATGTTAGAATCCTGGTTGTGAGCAAGAGCAGTTTCACGTCAGACAATGATCTCACTTTTATTAACAATACATTTATATCAATTGACGCAGATGACAAATATCGGCCTATCATACTCAATGCTCCGGACAGTTTACCAACATTGGTATCAGGCTCCACCTTTGCTTATAGATTTTTAGCATTTGACCCCGAAGATGCAGACATTTCTTGGTCCATTGACGAATTGGCCTTTAGTGGCATGGACGACCTTGATCTCAATGAAGACCTCCAGGTTCAAGAATTTGTCGGCAACGGTACAGCTGGTCCTTACACTCTGAATCAAACTCCTTTAAATGCTGGAAGAATTACTGTCCGGCTTGACACCGTACTATTGACTGCCACAACAGGTTATACTGTGACAGGCGACCAATTGACCTTTGTGTCTGCAGTTCCTGGTGCAACAAACAATATAGAAGTAACGTTTATTGAAGTAAATTATGGCTTTGATACCTTGTTGTTTGATCAAGGTGCATTTGGCTTGCCTATAGGCCTGTCTATCAACTCAGACACTGGCTGGGCAATAGGAACGTTGCCTACACCGCAGCAAGATCCAACGTTTACTGCCGAGACCAATACTTACGAATTTAAAATTCGTGCATATCGCACACTGCAACCAGGTCTGGCCAGCGATGAAATTACGTTTAGCATCACAGTCAAACGAACATTAAACGAAGAGATCATCTGGACTTCGCCTGCAGATCTAGGAGAAATGGATAACGGAGCAATCAGCGAACTTTATGTTGATGCTTATAACACCCTGGGCAAAGAGCTAGATTATACCATAGTATTTGAAAACTATCGTAAAACGCCACAAGGTTTAAAATTTTTAAGATCTGGCAGATTCACCGGAAGAACCACATTTAGATATTTTTCCCTGGATGGAACCTCGGCAAAATTAAACATTGTGTCAACCACAGACTTAGAAGTAGGAATGTTGGTGCAAGGGCCTGGGGTAACATCCGGTTGTAAAATATCTGCCATTGTAGACAGCAACACCATTGAAGTTCGTCCAGCCATTTATGTCAGCCAAGGCACACTGTTAACATTTACCAATATCACCGTAACCAAGGTTGTTAGTACCACATCCAATTCTATTTCAACTGCAGTTGATGGCGGAGCAACCACATTTGACCAACTGAGTTCGTTTACTGTCAAGGCCGAAGCCATTGACAAATCTATATCTAGTAAAAAAACTTTTACTGTCAAGGTCGTACCATACAATTTGGCCCCTTACGAAAATGTTTACTTGAAATCACTGCCATCTATAGAACAACGTAACTTGTTAAAGGCCATTACCACAGATGTGTCTGTGTTCCCACCAAACTTGATCTATAGACCTGATGATCCAAACTTTGGTGTTGCAAAGTCATTTAAATTCTTATTCCTGCCAGGCCTAAGTCCATCGGCAGCTGCCACTTTTGTAGACGCGATACAGTACAATCATTACAATAAAGTTATTAATTTTGGCACATTAAAAACGGCCGTGGCCAAAGATCCTCAAGGTGTACCAGTATACGAAGTGGTCTATGTAGATGCCCAGGACAATCAAGCATACAATACCATTGGCCCAGAAATATCAACAGCACTGGATGTTCAGTATGGATTTTATTTTAATGGTACTGAATACAAAACAATCTATCCCAACAGTTTTAACAACATGCAGACCAGATTCGAAAACACTGTTGGGTACACCAATCGTGGCGCATTGCCCAAGTGGATGACCAGTGTTCAAGAAAACGGGCTAGTGTTGGGATTGACCCGAGCTATTATTTTGGCCTATGTCAAAGTTGGCTCTTCTAAACTGATCAAATATAGATTGCAAAAAAGTCTAGAAGAAAACTCAGGCAATTTTACTTTTATAGCCGACAGATATCAATGGGACAATTATCTTTCAACCTTTTATGATCCCACAACAGGACAATTTGAGCCAAGTAGAGACACTACCTTTGACAAGTATACCAATGAATCCAGTGGAGATATTGTAATAACAACTGTGACCCAAGCTGTTACTAATTCTAACGTGATCAGTATACCCGACAGTGTTGTAGTTGGTCTTGGGTGGGTGGTTGAAAGTAGAGACGCTGCCAGCGAAATACCAGCCAATACCGTGGTAACTAATGTTGTCAACGATCAACTTTATTTGTCAAACGATGTCAATTCTGACATCAATGCAGAAATTAGAATCATTGGCGAAGCCAAGGCAGACTATGCAGTGAGTCAATCCTTTAACACCATTGATGGTTCTTTGTTGACTGTGGTAAGAGATAATTTATGGATTGACGGAGTATACAGTTTCCTAAACAACGAAGTAATTATTTTTAAAACACAATTTGGATTTGCGGGTGAAGATTACGATGGATGGGTCTACAGTGACGGCACTGTAATTCCAGGCTATTTAGATAAAATTAGTCAGACATCAACTGTTAACCTTAGAAGCGGATTATGGAGAATGGTGTTTAGAGCACTGCCAGTCTTGGGATTTGACGACGACAACGTTGGGTTTGACAGTGAAAGTCCGGATCTATATTACAGTCGATTTGATCAAGGCGACAACAGCGAACTTCAACTGGTATTTGTGTCCGAAGTGTTGTTTAATCAGTCAGTGTCTATTAGAACAGGTAAGAGTTATCCGGCCAGTATATTGAGCTATACCACTGGAGATTTTGGTTCAGTTCCGTACTTTATACCAACTGCTACCACAATTAGAACAGCAGAAACCACATTTGACGGTGGTAGTTGCTGTGTACGTGAAAAAGACATTCAAGCAGGTCGTCGTGGTATACGCGGTGGAACAGCGTTTAGTACCAATAGAGACAAATATATCAAACCCGAAAGTAAGGATAAATATATCAAGTTCCCACAAAATGGAGTATTCGTATAAATGACAAGCCAAGTAAATCCAAATAATATTGATGGTACATATCCTGTTGCAGGCCAAGACAATGACAGTCAAGGTTTTCGTGACAATTTTACCAATATTCGAAACAATTTAGTATATGTCAAAGCCGAAGTTGAGGATCTGCAGAACAAAGCAGTCTTGAAGAGTGCATTGACCAATACAGTATTAGACAATGATTTCTCCGGAAACACCATTAGTAACCCAAGCTTATCTGCCTGGAGACAAAACTACAACAACATAGGTAGTGCGAGTGGCAGTGTTACAGTTAATTTTACAAATGGCAATTTCCAAAAAATTACCATGAGCGGATCAACCACTCTTGCATTTAGCTTTCCTACCAATACCAGCAATCAGTATGCAAGCATCAAGCTGTGGGTCAACAACACAAACGCCAGTTATACATTGACGTTACCAACTGCATGTACTTTAGGCGATCCAGATTCAATTGCTGGGTTGGCAGGTACCAGTCCACCAATTATAACCTTTAGCAGTGCAGAAATCGCCAACAACACAGACTATCTTTTTGAATTCTTCACAGTTGATGGTGGCACCACAATTGGTATCAAGGATCTAATTAGAAACAGAGACATTGATCTGTCAGGCATGAGTATCACTGGTAATTTAACATTAGATGGATTAACTGTTTCAACTTACAATTCAACCATTGCAAGCAATGTATCATTGGGTTCGGCCATCAACGACACTACTGGTAGCAACGTTGTAGTACGCTCAAATGTAGGCTCAACCAGTACTACTACTGGTGCACTGGTAGTTGCGGGCGGTGTTGGTGTGGCCGGTAACATTTTTGTTAATGGTAATTTAATTACCAATGGCGGAATTATTAACCCAGATTATTTCTTGGCCAACGTAGTTACTGGGCAGAATCTTCGTGCAAACGTAGATTACAACAGATTTATTGCTAACGCAAGTCCTACTGGAACTGTAGCCAACTTGTTTATTACACTACCTAATTCAGTTGAAGATGGTAGAGAATTACAATTTACAACAATGACAGCAATTACCAGTTGTTTTGTTTCAAACATGACTCCTGGTGTAACTTCAGTTTATGGATTGGCCAATACTTGGGCAAATTCAGCTAGTATTACTAGTTCTGTTTCAATTAAACTAATGTATAGTGCCGCCGTTGGACGTTGGTTTAACGTTTAACAAATATCTAATCCAAAATAATTGACTCCTAGATGGGCATAGTGTATAATTATGCAAACTAGGAGTTTTTTATGACCGTAAATTTAAATCGTTACAGCGAGTTTGTTGGTGCAGTTACCAGTGAACCCAGCAAAGACCTAACCACATTCATGGATCGTCTAGATCAGCTGGATGGAAATTTTAATTTTGAGACTGACACACACGGCCCAGACGTTAATGTGCCACTGTTGATCACTGCGGCGCTGGGACTGGCAGCAGAGACCGGCGAGTTCTGTGAAATTCCAAAGAAAATGTTGTTCCAAGGTAAGCCACTTACGGAAGAAAGCTTGTTCCATATGAAACGTGAACTGGGTGACGTCATGTGGTACTGGGTCAATGCATGTCGTGCCTTGAACCTAGATCCCAACGCGGTAATTGAAGAAAATGTAAACAAACTCATGAGCCGTTATCCCGGCGGCACGTTTAACGTACATTCATCGGAAAATAGACAACAAGGAGATATCTGATGCACCCACTTGTTACTGACTTGTCTGGGCTTTCTAACGAAGATCTTCATAAAAAATACAACGACCTTATGTCCAAAATGAATCAGGCTTATAGATCAGGTCCTACTAGTATTATTCCACAAATGCAAATGATTCTGGAAAATTATCGTTACGAGATGGACAATCGTAATCGTAAAACGCTAGAGGAAATGGAGGCCAAGGGCGACAAATTCAAAGGCATCATTGATATCAAATGAATTATGATCAATTTGGTCAGGCCTACGCTACCAGCAACACACTATGCGAGATATTGTACCAACGGCCAGAAGTTGATGTTAGTAAATTTCTAGTACAAGATTGGGATCAGTACAACAGTGCAGTTAAGAGTACCTATGCTGATCTTCCATTGGTTGGAGAATATCACCCTTGTCCACCCGATTACGATGTTGATGTGTTTCATCAAACTCAACAAAGTTTGTGGCACATGCCCGAAGAATATTTGAGTTTAGATATTGCACAGTGGGTGTTGGGTCAATGTAAAACACAAGAAGAATTACAACGTGTGGGCCAAGAACTACTATTGTACCAAGAAAGAAATTTATTTGACTTACTACGACAATTAAAATACGTAGTGGATACCTGGCGTACCAATAATATTGTCTGGGGTGTAGGCCGTGGATCAAGCGTGGCAAGTTATGTGCTGTACCTAATAGGTGTTCATCGAATTAACAGCATGTATTATGATTTAGATGTCAGTGAGTTTTTACGGTAAATACCGCTAACAAGGAGAAACACTATGAAAAGAGTATATACTACAGCAAATGGAAAACGTGTAAATATTGACGCAATTATTGCTCAAAACGAAAGCACAATTGCAGTGGGAAACATGAAAGTGAACGCCAAAGGCGATCAATTGGGACCTGGCGGCACAGTTGAAGTGCCCAAGCACAAGGCCATGGCAGATTATTACAAATTAAACACTCCAGTAGCAACAGACTATGTGCCAGAATCGCACAAGCGAGTACCCAAGAAGGATCTTACCGATGACTGGGTCGAAGTTGCAGCAGACGTTGACGAGAACACTGATCCTGCACCCCCAACTGATACACAAAAAAGACCGTTGAGAGGCAGCCTAGCAGACTCGGTAGCAAAAAACAAACCAGCCGAACAAGAACAACCTGTAGAACCTGGACCACAACGAATTTAAAAAGAGGAAAAAATGGCAGTCACAAATCCGTTTGATCAAAAACGTGGATATCAACATACCATTGAAATAGATGGTAAAATTACACCGTTAAGAGATTCAGTCATTGTAAAAGACATGGACTTTACCGGACGCAAATTAAGCAGTGGAGTTATTTTACTCGGAGACGACGGAAAGACCGATGGTATTCGTCCACGTTGGGGTCAAGTGTACGCTGTTGGTCCTACCCAACATGATGTCAAAGTTGGGCAGTGGATTCTGGTAGAACATGGGCGCTGGAGCCGTGGTCTTAAAATTGAAAAAGACCATGAAGAATTTGTAATACGCAGAGCAGATCCAACGGCAATTATATTTGTCAGCGACGAACAACCTGACACTGATGAAACAATCTCAACCGCTGTGCCAGCGGAGCGTAAATCATTGTGAGCACCAAATCATCCAAATGCGCTATTTGTCGTAAACCTTACAGTCCAACATGCGATTTTAACCAGGGCAGATGCCCGCACCATCCGCCACTGTTGGCTGTTCAACCCAAAGATCCCAGTCTGGGACATTTTCGTGTCAGCCTAGCCAAAAGTGCAATTAGAATATTTGCCGGCGGTGTGCTAATGACCGGTAACTTTTGGTTAGCTGGTGTGTGTATTGTGGTAGCAGAAGTTCTAGGAATCATTGAGGAGATAGTATAATGCAAACATCAGTTAAATTACGCACAGGATACAAATTAGACCTTGCCGACGGCGAGAGTTGTTTTTGGTTTGAAATGGATCATCCAAGAGAACGTGTACCAGACTTTCAAACAATATTTGACTATTATATGGTAAAAAATCATTGGTCAACCTGGATCAAACCCGGTATGACTGTGATTGACATTGGAGGGCACAGTGGCGATACTGCCATCCCAATGATGTCACAGTGTCGTGCTACTGTGTTGACAGTTGAGCCTAATCCTGTTATACTACCTTACTTGCAGTTTAACTGTGCGGTTAACAGTCATCTAGGAAATTTTGTAATTGCCACTGAAGCAGTGACAAATCAGAACGCTGAAGGACTCACATTCAAAGATCATCAGAATGCCATGTGCAACGGCGGTCTTGTTGGTGAAACTTGGGATGCTGAAACAACCCAACGTGTGGCAGGAATGAGCGGTGAAAGTATTACTGTGTCAGGAATGACCTTGGAATCAATGTGCAACAAGTATCTGACAGCAGAAGAAATTGCCAATATTGGGTTTGTGAAAACAGATACAGAAGGGCACGATATTGAAATTATACGTAACAGCCGAGCATTTTTGCAAAAATATAAACCAGTGTTGTTTACGGAATGGTTTGGTGCATATAGTGCTGCAGATACTGCAGAATTATTTCAAGTGATTGACGAAGCCGGATACCAAGCATTTGACCCAGAAACAATGGAACCTGCAGACCCTAGCATTCGTAGCGAGGATTTAGTCTGCGTACATCGAGATAATCTATGAAAGAACTTTGGACTGAAAAGTATCGCCCTAAAACAATAGATGGGTATGTATTCACTGATCCCGGACAACGGGAACAGATTGAGTATTTTATCAAGGAAAAGAGTATTCCGCATCTGTTGTTTGTTGGGCCAGCTGGCACAGGTAAAACCACTCTAGCAAAAATTCTAGTAAACAGTCTAGACATTGATCCATATGATTTCTTACAGGTCAATGCATCAAGAGACAACGGAGTCGATTTCTTAAAAAAACAAATCGAAGGCTTTGTTAGTACTATGCCATTTGGTGAGTTAAAGATTGTGTTGTTGGATGAAGCAGATTATTTGTCGCATAATGCACAGGCCTTGTTGCGCGGATTAATGGAAACTTATGCTGCTCAAGCCAGATTTATTTTGACATGTAATCTTGCACATAAAATTATTACGCCGTTGAAAAGTCGTTGTCAGCAATTTGTGATTGACAAAACTGATATGAATGAATTTACTGCAAGAGCGGCCACAGTGCTGGTGCACGAAAGTGTTGAGTTTGACTTAGATACCATTGACAGTTATGTTCGTGCCACGTATCCTGATTTACGTAGTTGTTTAAAGCTACTGCAAGGAAATAGTGTGAGTGGTACGTTGACTGTGTCAAAAAGCAGCGGCGATGCTGGTACAGCCGATCATAAATTGGCCGTGGTAGATTTGTTCAAAACAGGTAAAGTGCGTGAAGCACGTACCATGTTATGCACACATACTTCTCCCGAGGAGATGGAAGAAGTGTTTACCTGGATGTATCATAATCTGGAACTATGGGGTAAAACTCCAGAGCAACAAGACGAAGCAATTAAAATTATTCGTAAAGGACTAGCAACTGCACCATTGGTTGCTGACCCTGAAATCAACCTATCAGCAACCTTAGTAGAACTTAGTCAAATTGTGTAATGCAATCTAATTTGATATTGGCCATTGAAGCCAGATGTGCCTATGATCATCAATGGCCTTTATTACAAATAATAATAAACAAAAAAAAATTATTTGAAGAATTTGTTCAAGATTCTCAAATTATTAATTTAAGCTTTGACTCGTTGGATCATAATCAAATTGAATTACATTACACTAACAAAAGATTTGGTCCAAAAATATG